ACAAGGGTGTGCTGTCTGCTGAAGATGATGCCACCTATGCCGGTATGGAGAAGGATCTGGCAGCCCTGACCAATGAGATCAAGCGTATGGAGCGCCGTGAGGCAATCGACGCTGATCTGTCTAAGCCCGTATCCACTCCCATCACCGGCAAGCCCATGACTGCCACCGTTCCCGCACAGACCAAGACCGGCCGTGCTGCCGACGAGTACAATTCCAGCTTCTGGAATGTCATGCGCTCCAAGGCTCCCATGCCCCAGGTGGTCAATGCCCTGCAGGTGGGTGACGATGCCGAAGGTGGCTATCTGGTCCCCGATGAGTACGAACGACATCTGGTAGAGGCTCTGGAGGAAGAGAACGTCTTCCGTCGACTGGCCCATACCATCAACACTGACAGCGGTGAGCGTAAGATCCCTGTGGTGGCTTCCAAGGGTACCGCCAACTGGATCGATGAGGAAGGTCCCTATGTAGAGAGCGATGATCAGTTCTCCCAGATCACCATCGGCGCTCACAAGCTGGGTACCACCATCAAGGTGTCTGAGGAACTGCTCCGTGACTCCGTCTTCGATCTGGAAGCCTACATCTCCCGTGAATTTGCCCGCCGTATCGGTGCCCGTGAGGAGGAGTCCTTCTTCCAGGGTGACGGTAATGGTAAGCCCCTGGGTATCCTAGCAGACGCCGGTGGTGCAGAGGTCGGTGTGACCGCAGCTTCCGCTACCGCAATCACTGCGGATGAACTGATGGATCTGTTCCATTCCCTGAAGGCTCCCTACCGCAGCAAGGCTGTGTGGGTCATGAATGACGCCACCATCAAGGCTGTCCGTAAGCTGAAGGACAACAACGGTCAGTATCTGTGGCAGAACTCTCTGACCGCAGACGCTCCCCACACTCTGCTGGGTCGTCCCGTGTACACCTCTGCCTATATGCCCACCATCGCTGCCGGTGCTAAGTCCATTGCTTTCGGTGACTTCAAGTATTACTGGATCGCCGACCGCCAGGGCCGCTCCTTCAAGCGTCTGAACGAACTGTACGCACAGACCGGTCAGGTCGGCTTTATGGGTTCTCAGCGTGTGGACGGTAAGCTGATCCTGCCCGAAGCAATCAAGGTCCTGCAGCAGAAGGCAGGCTAATAACCGGAGGTGGCAGCGATGATGGAAGAACTTCTGAAGAAAGTCAAACAGAATCTGATTCTGGATCATAACGATGACAACGATCTGCTAACGGGATACATTACCGCTGCCATCTCCTATGCGGAAAGCTACCAGCACATCCCGGCGGGTACTTACCAGGTCGATCCCATGCCGCCCACCACCGAGCAGGCGGTCATTATGCTGTCGACCCACTTCTATGAATCCAGAGACGGTAGTACCGGCGGCTTCTTCTCTGATAATGTCCAGGCCGGACAGCAGGTATGGCATACAGTCAATCTGCTGCTCCGGCTCGACCGGGATTGGAAGGTGTAGTGTATGTCTATCGGCATGATGAACACCTGGATTGACCTGCAGGTCAAGCGGATACTCATAGACGAGGAAGGCTTTTCCTCTGTGGAATTATCCACGGTGAATACCGTCCGGGCATACCGGGAGGGACGGCATGGCAGTGAGAAATGGTCTAACCGGGCATCTTTTACAGATGCAACAGACCTTTTTCGCTTCCGTGTCATGCCCCATACAGAGGTCACGACCGACATGACGATCCTTTGTGATGGGCATCTTTTTGAAATCAGCAGTGTTGAGAATGTGAAAGGCCGTGGAATGTATCTGGAAGTCCTGGCGAAAGAGGTGAAGCCCAGTGGCGAAATGTGATGTGAAGATGCCGGAGGATTTCTTGCTGAAGCTGTCCCGGCTGGGTTCCAATATGGACTCTGTTGCGGAAACGGTACTGGGAGCCGGTGGTGAGGTGGTTCTGGAAAAAGTCCAGGGTAACCTCTCCGCTGTAGTTGGTACCGGCACCAAGTATGACTCCCGCTCCACCGGTGAACTGGTCGGCTCTCTCGGTCTGTCTCCCGTTAAAGTGGACGCTTCCGGAAATCACGATATCAAGGTCGGTTTTGCCGAGCCTCGTTCCGACGGTGGCAGCAACGCCAAGATCGCCAACATACTGGAATACGGAAAACACGGGCAGGTTCCCAAACCTTTCCTAAAGCCTGCAAAGACCGCCTCCCGTAAGGAGTGCATTCAAGTCATGAAAGACACACTGGAAGCGGAGGTGCAAAAGTTATGAGCCTGCTTGCAGATCTGAATACCATTGCCGGAAATGTGGGGATCGCCGTGGAGACCGGTGTGTTTTCCGGTACTGCCCCAACAGAATATCTGGTGCTGACACCTATGTCGGACTCCTTTGATGTCCATGCAGACAACGATCCCGGTGTGGATGTCCAGGAAGTGCGTATCTCCCTTTTCACAAAGGGTAGCTACACCAGATGGAAGAATACCCTCGTCCGGGCGATCCTAGCTGCGGACATGACCATAACAGAGCGCCGGTATATCGGTCATGACGATGAATCCGGCTATCACAATTACGCCATTGATGTGGCGCATTACTATGAAATGGAGGAATGACCATGGCAACAATTGGTCTAGATAAGCTGTACTACGCTAAGATCAATGAGGCGGAGAACGGCGAAGAAACCTATGATAAGCCTGTGCAGCTGGCAAAAGCCATGTCTGCTGACCTTTCCGTGGAACTGGCAGAGGCAACTCTGTATGCAGATGACGGTGCCGCGGAGATCGTCAAAGAGTTTAAGAGCGGCAAGCTGACGCTGGGCGTGGATGACATCGGCTCCACGGTAGCATCTGACCTCAGTGGTGCTACCATCGACGCCAACGGCGTTATCGTATCCGCAAGTGAGGACGGCGGCACTCCTGTTGCTGTCGGTTTCCGGGCGAAGAAGTCCAACGGCAAGTACCGTTATTTCTGGCTGTACCGTGTGAAGTTCGGTATCCCCGCGGCGAACATGGCTACCAAGGGTGACAGCATTACCTTCTCCACTCCCACCATTGAAGGTACCATCCTGCGCCGTAACAAGCCCGATACCCGGGGCAAGCATCCCTGGAAGGCAGAGGTCACGGAGGGCGATACTTCCGTCACCGAGGAAACCATCGTCAACTGGTATAACGAGGTTTACGAACCCGCTTATACCGCCTGATAAGGAGGAACTATGGATACTGAACGCACTGCAATCATCACCATTGGCGGTGAGGAATATTCCCTGGTTCTGACTACCAGAGCCACTAAGCAGATTGCCGGTCGCTACGGTGGCCTGGAAAACCTGGGCGATAAGCTGATGAAGTCCGAGAACTTTGAACTGGCCATCGGTGAGATCGTCTGGCTCATCACCCTTCTGGCGAACCAGTCCATTCTCATCCACAACCTCCGAAACCGGGACAACAAGCGTGAGCTGCTGACCGAGGAGGATGTGGAACTGCTGACCTCTCCCGTGGATCTGGCTTCCTACAAGGATGCCATCACCGAAGCCCTGTACAAGGGCACCAAGCGCAACATCATCAGTGAGGACGATCCAAAAAACGCGGCAGTCGGGTAAGTGACGAAGAGTTATTTACCCGACTTCTTTATTACGGCATCAGCCAGCTACGCCTCTCCTGGGAGGAAGTCTGGCTGATGCCGTTTGGTTTACTCCTGGATCTTTGGGAGTGCCATAAACAGTACAACGGCATTACCAAACCCAAACGGGAGGTTTTCATTGACGAGATCATCCCGGATGGCATCTGAGGAAGGAGGTGCGTAGTCCGTGGCTGATACCTTTGGCCTGAAAATCGGCCTTGAAGGTGAGAAAGAATTTAAGAAGGCACTGAGTGATATAAACCAGTCCTTCAAAGTTCTCGGCTCCGAAATGAAGCTGGTACAATCCCAGTTCAGTAAAAATGATAATTCTGCGGAGGCTCTGGCAGCAAGGACGAAAACCCTCACTTCTCAGATCGATGCTCAGAAGCAGAAAATTGAAATGCTCCAGAAGGCTCTGCAAAATGCTTCTGAGTCCTTTGGTGAGAACGACCGCCGGACGCAGAACTGGCAGATCCAACTGAATAATGCCAAAGCCGCCCTGAATGACATGGAGCGTGAACTGGACGATTGTTCTAGGGAAGCGGATGACATGGGCGAGGAACTGGAAGACGCCGCCGAGGCTGCTGAAGATTCTGAGAAGAAGTTCAGTGGCCTCGGTTCTGTTTTGAAAAGTGTCGGCGCTGCCATGGGTACTGTGGCTGTTGCCGCCGGTGCCGCTACGATCAAGCTGGCAACCGGAGTCATTGAGCAGTTCGGTGAACTGGAGCAGAACATGGGCGGTGCTGTCGCTGTTTACGGCGATTACGCCAATGAACTGATGTCCATCTCCGAGGAAGCCTACCGCACCATGGGTACTTCCCAGAGTGAGTATCTGGCCACTGCCAATAAGATGGGTGCTTTGTTCCAGGGCAGCGGCTTAACCCAGCAGCAGTCCCTTGAGATGACCACCCAGGCCATGCAGAGAGCAGCTGATATGGCATCCGTCATGGGTATTGAAACGGAAGCCGCTCTGGAAGCGGTGACCGGTGCCGCCAAAGGCAACTACTCGATGATGGACAATTTGGGTGTTGCCATGAACAATACCACATTGGAAGCCTATGCCATGGCTAACGGCTACGACAAAGCCTGGGCATCCATGTCTAATGCGGAAAAGGCCGAAGTCTCCATGGCTTACTTCCTGGAAAAGACCCAGCAGTACGCAGGTAACTTTGAAAGAGAAGCCACCCAGACCATTTCCGGCTCCATCGGTCTTATGAAGGCATCCATTGATTCCTTCGTGGCCGGTCTTGGCAACGCCGATGCTGATATGCAGAATCTGACCCAGAACATGGTGGATGCTTTTGGGGCGGTCAAAGACAATGTGGTTCCTGTGCTTCAGAACATCGTGGATGTACTTCCCATTGTGGTAGCAACCATAATCATGGCATTGGGAGATATTCTTCCCATGCTGCTCCAGACGGTAACTGACCTGTTCTCTTCGGTGCTGACCACACTGCTCAGTCTGCTACCGGAACTTACCCCGGCGGCAGTCCAGGCGATCCTGACCATAACGCAGGCGCTGATCGATAACCTACCTCTTATCGTGGAAGCGGCAGTACTTCTGGTCACCACCCTGGTTGGTGGTTTTGGCTCGGCTCTTCCGGAACTGATCCCTGCGGCGGTTGAGGCGGTGGTGACCATTGTCACGGGCCTGCTCGACAGTATGCCCCTGGTTTTGGACGCTGCCCTTCAGCTGATGACCGGCCTGACCACCGGTACGCTGGATGCGCTTCCCGTGCTGATTGCCGCACTGCCCACAATCGTCAACTCGGTCATTGACTTCTTCCTCGGCTCCATTCCCCAGATCATCCAGACCGGCTTCCAGCTGATCACTTCTCTGATCACAGCACTGCCCAGTATCATCACCACCATTCTGACTGCCGTTCCGCAGATCATCGACAATCTGGTGACAGCCACACTGGCATCCATTCCTCAGATCGTGGAGGCAGGTATCCAGCTTCTCATTTCGCTGATCCAGGCTTTGCCCCAGATCATTACCACGATCCTCACTGCGATCCCCCAGATCATTGGCGGCATTACAAATGCACTGATCAATAATATCGGACTCATTGCCTCCACCGGCTTCCAGGTTTTTGTAGCCCTCATTAAGAATCTGCCTTCCATGATCGTTGAGATCGTCCAGGCTGTACCTCAGATCATTGCGGGTATCGTCCAGGCATTCACTTCTTCCATGGGGCAGATCTCCAATGTGGGCGCGAACATCGTCCGTGGCCTGTGGCAGGGCATCCAGTCCCTTGCTGGATGGTTATGGAATAAGGTGTCCGCCTGGATTCGTTCTATCTGGGATGGCATCTGCAACTTCTTCGGTATCCACAGCCCTTCCGACCTCTTCGATTGGGCGGGCCAGATGATGGTTCAGGGTTTGGCTGGCGCGATCTCCCGAGATGGCGATGAAGCAGTCAAAGCAACTCTGGACATGAGCCATGGCATCAGTGATGCGGTCAATGACCTGGCTGCGGACATGAATACCTCTCTGGCACCGGAGATCACGGTGAAGGGTACACTCAGCAATGACGTGTCCGGTGTATCCGCATCTTCCGGTCAGACCACCATCAACATCTATCCTCAGACTCTGGATCAGGCCACCATTGACTACCTGTTCCTGAAATTCAACGCACGATTGGGGGCGGCAATTTGAGAAAGTTCTACATTGAAAATGAGATCGGCAGCAGATTGCCCCTCAACGGTGAACAGGGCATCTTCCTGTCCAATCCGGCTGGCCTGGGTATGACCATGCCTTCTGATTTTGCGGATATCCATAACGGCTTCTTCCGGGAGATCTCCAAAAACTCCGAGCCGCAAAGCACCATCACGGGAGACCTGGTGTTTATCGGCGACAACGCCTATGCTGACTACCGCTCCTTTGTGGACTGGTGCAGCGGCTCGGCGTCTCTGCATCTGATCTACAAACCCTATGGCACCACGGAGTTCTACCGGGATGTCTATATCAGCTACCTGACCAAAACGGAACTGACGGACACCCGGTGGCTCACTGTCCCGGCTTCCTTTGCCTGCCTGTCTCCCTGGTACCGGGCGGCTCCTACCAATATGTCCATGTCCACGGAGTCCGGCTATGTTCTGAAGTACCCCTTCAGCTACACTTCGGATCTGATCTATTCTTCCTCCAGCGCAGGCAGCATGGCTGCTGATATTCCCGCCGGAGGTCATATCCCGGCTTCCTTTGAACTGACCTATAAGGGCGCAGTCATCAACCCCAAGATCTCCCTGGTGGGCAGCTCCACCAACACCACCTACGGCATTTGCGCGCTGAACGCCACCCTGGGTGATAATGACACCTTTACGGTCTCCACCTTCTATGGCAAATGCCGGGTGGAGATCACGGACGCAGACGGTAAAACCACCGATGCGCTGAACAATGTGGATCTGGCCTATGAGCCGTTTCCCCGTATTCCGGTGAATGAGGATTGCGTGCTTCTCATGTCTGCCGACAGTGACATCCTGGGCCGTGCCAATGTCCGTGTGTATTACTACTACAGGAGCGTGTAGCCATGGTCGCATTTATCAAACGAAGGAAGGATTTCAGAACGGTTGCTTCTGCGGAAGTGGTCAGCTACGATGTGCCGCTGGCATCTATCTCCGATGATGTGGGAACCATCGTCCTCTACGATACTACCGTCACTCGCGGCAGTGAGGGCGACTTCCTCATCATGGATGGTCACATCTGGCTTGTGGAGCAGGTCACCCCAAATGAGATGCAGACCACGGTCACCGTGACGGACATTGCCGCCGCCTTTGACAGACTGCTCCCGTTTGTGGAGGATGGAGATTCCATCGGTTCTTTCCTGGCACAACAGCTTGCGGATCATTACCGGAATGTCAGCGACCTTTCTTACCAGATGCCTTACCTGGAGATCACGAACCTGGACAATACACCATGGCTGGGTCCCACTGTGACAGATGGCCTGTTCAACCTCAGAACATATATGCGGAAGGTCAACCGGCTCCGGGATGTACAGGTGCTGTTTTCTGTATCTCAGAACAAGCTGAACATTCTGATCCAGCCCCGGCAGCGACCTTCCCATAATGTCCTGTTTGAGGATGGAACTTCTCAGCTGATCTCCCGTTCCTACAACCGATCCTCCATCGCAAAGGTCACAGCCTACCAGTTTGGGGAAGGACACACCTTCTATCTGTCCGCAGATGGTGATGTGACCCGGGAGGAGCCGGTGTTCCGGGCAGAGGGCAAGTGGGAGGTTCTGGCTCTGGAGGAGACGGAGGATCTGGAAGAAAAGGTGCAGGACATCTTCTCCCAGAACTCCAATTCCCACAAAATTGAATGGCGGAGTACAAAGCCCTATGAACTCTACGATACGGTGGTGCTTCGCCTGGATGGAGGTCTTATGTCCTCCTATGTTTCCTACATCGGCATTTCCTCTGCCGATCATCGTTATTACTACAAAAGCGGCGAGTTGGCGACCACGCTGACGGAGCGGCTGAAAGGAGCGAATATATGAGTTCCAGTATTCACGGCGTCAATTTCGATAACCAGACTGTCACCGCAAAGGATCATGGTCATCTGTTCCACTGCGTCATCGTGGACGGCATCATGTCCGGCTGCGAACTGTCCTTCAGCGGTACCTCTCTGGTCATCACTCCCGGCTATCTGCTGATCTGTGGACGGGAAATGAAGCTGACAGCTAACACCACGGTCATTGTCAGCGGTGCCACCACCGGCTTTGCCCGTGTCCTGATCACCATTGACCTGACCAAAGCCGCCACGGCAGAAACATTTGAACAGGCTGATTTCCAGATCCAGTATGCCAATACGGCTACTGGATTTTCTGCACTCAACCAGGAGGACATCAACAGCACCGGTACGACCTACCAGTTTGAATTGTGCGTTCTGGCCCTGGGTACTTCCGGCATCGCGTCCATTTATTCCTCTGCCGGATCTGCGGCTGTCCGTATCCCCATTATTACGAGTGAGATGCTCGGCTCTGGGTGTGTAGTTACTGGAAAGATCGCCAGTAACGCAGTCACCAACGGCAAGATTGCTACCGGAGCGGTATCCACGGATAAGATCGCTGACGATGCCGTTACGGCGGCAAAGATTGCTGACGGCGCAGTCGGAACTGTGGCTATGGCTTCTGGTGCTGTCACCACAGACAAGCTGGGTGCGACTTCTGTTACAGCTGCAAAGCTGGGCGCTTCTGCCGTTGAAACTGCTAAGATTGCTGACGCTGCGGTCACCACTGCAAAGATGGCAGACGGTTCCGTTACCATGGCGAAGCTGGGCTCTGCTGTGACCATTGCCAAGGGCGGTACCGGTGCTACGGATGGTGCAACCGGTCTGAAGAACCTTCTGGCTGCCGGTGCTACGATCCTCAGTTCCAATCAGTATGGAACGAGCCTTCCCAGTACCGCCACCGCAGGCAGACTCTTTTTCAAGAAGGTGTAATCTATGGCAACATTGGCAGCAACCGTAGACGGATGGAGAAACCGACAGGGAGCAGTTTGGTATCCGAGCAGCGGATTTTCCAGTATCGGTT